CTAGACGTAATAAGGGACGTAATAAGCGCGCAATGCGCTTGTCCGGGAGCGCATGCGCAGCTGTGGAAGCGTGCATGCGACTGCGAGCAGAAACGCGAGCGAGCATCTGCCGCCATCCTCCCTAGGGCCTGATTCGATTTTTATGTTGACCCATGGGAAACCAGTATTTTTGGTAAGTTTTTCCATGGCCGCTCTGAAAGCCTTAAAACACAAGGCTTCTAGGTTATTGGATTAGGTAAGTTTTAAGTAATATATAGAAATAACATTACCTTTTACCTAGGTCAGAAATCGAAAATAAAATATCTATATAAATCATATAGTTATCAAAAAATTACTCCCCTCCTTACTCAAAAAAGCTAGTGCAAAGTAAGTGCTCAAAACCGCATCGCACGCGGGCTCCAGCTGGTTTCTTACCCGTCCATACCTAAATTACTTGTTTCCCATGGGTCACCTGAAAAAAGGGCCTGAGGATCAAGCACCTGGCCGCTCGAAAAAGTGGTGGGGTGTGCAGGGTTTTGTAGGGTTTTCTCTACCCCTGCTCGCTCAGGATAAGCCCGGCGGGCGCTGCTGGAGGATGGCTGCAGGTGTGCAGAAATTGAGACCCATTTAGCCCGCAGGCGTGGCGGGGGGACGACGGCGCGCGCCAGGTGCAGAACACCCTGCCGCCGCTGGATCGCCCCAAAACGGTGCGCGCCCCATCTGCCGGCCTCGTCCCTACGTCGCTGGCCACCACAGCCGAGCGACGTCAGCCGCCGCCGGCGACAACGTACCGTGATATGAAATATTGTCCGGGGACACTTGATCCCCGGACATTGAGAGGCGTACAGTGCGGTCGTCGCTGCCAATTCAGCGACCGGGCTTGGTAACCCGACATGCAAAAGGCGCAACAGCGCCCATCTTCACAACTGCAGGCGCTTTTTTTGTGCCCTCAGTTCCGTGTTATGGCGGCTGTGCGTGGGAGGTCTTCGGGCCTGCCGGGTTCCTTTTGCCCCGGTTTACCAACCTGCGTACAGCTGCCACCCATTCGCTTGGTAACGAACGTGGCAGCTCCAGTCAGCAAAAGGAGCTTCACTATGACCGCCCTCATTCCGTCCAAAATCCGCGCACTTGCCCATCGCCGCATGGCTCTCGCCGCGTTGCACGCCAACTCCTCCCTCGCTACTCGCCTCAAGCGCTACAACCATCACATGCACCAAGTACGCGTTCTTGAAACGCACAGCGGTGCCGTATGAGAAAGCCCTACTGCCTCTCTGACGACGATTTGTTTGATTTGGAACGGGTGCGGGATTCGCTTGCCCTGGTGCATGCGCTCGCACAGCAGGCCGATCACCCCGGCCTGTACACGCCACAAATGCTGGCTGGCTTCTTGGACCGGATCTGCGCTGACCTGGACAGCGTCATTCGCTCTGCCAACAGCTGCTCCCGCCGGATCTGATCGTGACGAAGGGGGGGGTGCAGTACACCCCCCCCCCTTTTGCCCCAACCAAACTACTGAACAGGCCATAAAAATGAAGACGCCATCTCTTTTTGAATTCGAAACGCAGCCAGTCCGGATCCTCGACGAACAAAACGGCGAGACTTGGTTCGTTGCTGCTGATGTCTGCAGGGTGCTGGAGATCGCTGATGTGAAGGGTGCTTATTCACGTCTGGATGATGATGAAAGGGATACCCGTACTATGGGTACCCCCGGTGGTCCTCAGCAGGTGGTGATGATTAATGAGGCGGGCCTTTACAGCTTGATGTTCACGAGCAGAAAGCCCCAAGCGAAACGGTTCAAACGCTGGGTCACTCATGACGTCCTCCCGTCGCTGCGAAAAAACGGCAGCTATTCCCTCAGCGAGAAGCTCACGGTCAATCAGCAGATCAGCATGTCGAAGCATCGTCTTGGGCTGGTGAAGGAGTTGATGCGCACCCGTAATCGAACGGTGCGCGATTTGCTCGGTATCGAGATCACGAAGCTGTCCACCGCAATGGGTTTGCCGGTACCGGATCTCGAAACCATCGGCAGCGTCGAGCCTCCCCAGGCCGACCTCGTTGCCGACTTCTGGGCCGCGCTCCTGCAGCTGGACACCAAGGGCATCGCGTACAACCACTCCAAGGACTCACAACTGGTCGCATTGAACATGCCGCACCTGGTCGAACTGTTCGCAGCAAATGGCATTCAGGCCATCATCAGCACCGAGGTGACGAATGCACTGAAGCGCTGCACCGAACCCCAATTCGTGGGGATGAAGGCGGTGGACAGCACGATCCGCAAGACCACAACCAAGTGCTGGGTTTTCAAGAAGCCCGTCCTGATTCAGGCTCAATAACGTTGGAGTCTTACCGCCGGAGTAATCTGGCGGTAAGGCGACCTCGCCGCATTATCATCACCGAATAAATGGCGCTCCTTCGGGATGCTCAATGCGCTAGGCTGACCATTCATTCGTGAACAATTAGGAGTGTTTCTATGAGCTACGCCCACATTGGAAACATCGAGGAAGTGAGCGATGTAATACAAGCCAATAAGTTGATCGACGCGGGGGCCGAGCTGTTGGCCATCGTGCCCGGCTGGACCAGCGACAAGACGCCATGCACGCTGTTTTATCTGGGGCAGGCCAAGCCAAAGCTTGAGGAAAAGGGCAGGTATGTCGACGGCGATTGGGTGCCAGACCCGGTGTAAACCAACGTTCACGACTGATTCGTCGCCGCGTATGACTACAGATAGCTGGTAGGAACGCCGTTTGGGTTGAATCGGCCACCACGCTTGGTGCAGGCATGGGGGCCTTTTATGCGCCGTGGAAACCAGCCATCCCTAGACTGGTCTACCATCCTCCTACCGCTTGGCTCGCTGCCGACACTCATTGTCTGATAAGGACTCCTCATGTACGTTTATGAAGGTCTGGCCACCGTCACTGTGCTGACACGGCGCCACGGGCACCCCCCCGTTGAGTTAACCACTTTGGAATGCCCGGTTCGCGTGAGCAACGCCGGTCCCGGTCGTACGCGCGTTGGACTCCAGCATTATCTGCTAGGCCCCAAAGACGCCAACACCCTGCGGGTGATGCTGCCAGACGGTCTGCTGATTCAAGGCCCGATCATCGACGGCTGCAACGAGCCCACTGGTGGTTGGCTGTTGATTGACGTTGAGCAATACGATTTGGCAGTTGATCAACCGGCAAGTCTGGATGGCTGGAAATGGCAGTGACGGACGAGATAACGGCAATGAACCTGCCAAACGCTGTGCAGGCCCAAGTCCTGAAACTCCTTGCACAGATCGCGCGCGCGCAGACGGCCGATGACCTGTTTCGCGCCAGTGATCGCGCCGAAGGCTTTGTGTTGGGGCTTGAAACAGTCAAGGCGCTGAACGCATGGAGTATTGAAGGCTTGTATAAAGCCTTCGACGACGCCGCTACGACAAGACGCTCGGAGCATGAACAATGATCGGAAGCGGCATTACCGTCTAGGTAAGCCATCGGTAAGGGCGATAGCTTTGACTCTCTTATATAAGGGAGTACCGAACATGACCGACACACCAAATTATCCAAATCAAAATGCGCTCAGCCTTACTGCAACAGCCGGGACAACTGAAAGCGAAGATCTGACCAACGCAGAAACCTTGGCGCTTGCACAGTTCATCAGGCGGGTGGGCTGGTTCGAATTTTCCGCCCATGCGGGGTCAGACGAAGAGGCCCACCTGGTCAAGCAGGCCGTCGATAAATTGCAAACCATCTTGTCACGCTCCGGCTACGATCCGCACTAACCCCTTGATCATGGCATGGCGCAAGGCTCCCAGTTGAAGGCTGTGAGCCTTTTTTATGGGGCGGGATCTGCGTTATCGATCTTCGCCGGTAGGCGCTCGCGCTCTTCAGTCATTATCTGCTGCAGCAGATGTAACGCTGTGAGATTGCCGCCCATATTGCTGCGCCATGACTGGTGGGTGATTTTGTAGAGATCATCGATCTGTGCGATCACCCGCCGGTAACGCTCGACCTCGAGAACCAGCCGTCGACATTCAGGATGATAGGCCCAGATATAGCGCAGCTCTGCCTGTGTGATAGGCCTAAACGGTGGCAAATCGCGAGCCATAAAAACGACCTAATACTGTATTAATAAACAGTATTCTCGAAGGGCGAGGCCCGCCGCGCAAGTACCGCTGGGCAGGGCGTTGCGCAGACCGCCCTAAGCCGGTGATCACGAAACTGAAGATAATCCAATGCTGGCATTGTGTTCATTCGTGTTAAAGGCGAAAATTCAGAGGCAGGGAAGCGGCATCTACACGCAAGCCAGGCGAGGACGCTTTCGGGCGACCGGTCCATCTCTGTAAAACGAAGTCGGCCACGTTGACGGCCTCTCAGAAGTTTTCCAGATATGGAGTGAGCTAGTGCTTAGCCCTGCTGAACAGAAACAAGCTAAAATCGTATTTGGGTTGATCAGAGAGGCGAGCAGCCTCGAGGTTGTACGTGAGTTTTTGCGGGATCGAAAAATCCCCATCACCGCACCCAACTGGGATGAGCTGTACATTCAAAGAGTTTTGCCAGCGTTAGAATCTAAGAAGCTGACGATCGAAGACTTATCTGCTCTCCTCCGGCAAGTAGAAGAGTACGGCAAACAGCACATCTTTCTCTTCAAGTGCTCCCCCGCAGATGCACAGAAAATACTGGGCAGAGCGCGAGTGGAATCGATTGCTTCGGAGTTAGAGGTGTTAGAACGAATGACCGTTCCTCTGCACCTCGAAATGCCTGAGTCCCCTGAAATAGTAGACATAAGACTAGACGAGGCCCCCAACGGCACTGGTCCAATCTCGTTGACGGTTAAAATCTGCGAAACTCGTGAGAGCAGCAAGCTGGTAGAAGACAGTTTGGATGCCGCAACGAACCGAAGAACCAAGACATATCAAATAACAAAAAAGAGAGCGATAAGTATCGCTCACTTGAATCTCGACGGCCTATTACAAGTAAGAATTGCTTCAAGAGAGACATCAACAAAATATCATCAGCAATTATCCGCAATGATTGCCAAGATATTGAAGTTTGTGCCTATCAACCTGTTTGAACCGGTTTCCTTAAGCAAGGCTAAAGAGACCCTATATAACAAGCAGGAAGATTTCGCTGGGGTAATCCGTTATAGCACGACCACTGCTATGAATGATTTCGGGGTATCCATGAACCTTGCTGCATCGAACCTGTCTAAAAACCTTTCAGATGACGGAGGCTCGTCCGCCGCAATGAAAAGTTTCATGGCAGAAAAAGGTTTTGTGACGGGTTCTAATATTTGGTTTATAATGCCAGATGATGCTAGCCGGCAAATACATGTTTATTTGAGCGGCGAGCGGAACGAGTTTGCAATAACCGCAACTTGCACGCCTGGGGAATATTCTTATGTTATCGAAAAGATTCTCTCCCTTAATTGAAGAAAATCCGCAAATTGCAGATGCTCTCGTTAGGGTAGCTGAGCACTTTGAAGATATCGAAAGAGCCAGCGGCGCAAGAGTCTATGATGTGACTATGAACATCAATCGCCTATTTGATATATCTCAAGCAGGGAGTTCCGCTCGCTTCGCGAAAGTGGCGACACTTTTAGTGCAAGCTGGAATCATGGAGCGTCGCTTGGTAATCAGATCACCGCTCGGCCCTGAAATTCTGCAGGTGGATAGCTGGTACGATTGCCCCTCTTTTGTCTTCGACCCTCTGAGGGGCGTTGAGATGGAGGTCAGTGATGATGATCTAGAAACCATGTACAGCGTGGCGAAAGATGAACTCCACTGAAGTTATACAATTAGTTGAAAAACTGTGGAACGCGACTGACCCTAAAGAACGAAAAGAAGTATTCGGCTTACTTCGATCGACAATCCCAAAAGATCATCAGGTACTGTTCGATGCCTTGGTCGACAATAAGCGTAGCGGTATAGTCGACAGCCCAAATTCAAGAATACTCGTTCTTATCCATGGCATCCGAACGGATGGCGCTTGGCAGCGGGACGTTCAAAGAGAGTTTCACGGCGTTGCAAACTTGCAAGTGCATGACTTGGGCTATGACGTAGTAACCGGCCTGCAATTGGCTGGTCCTTTTCGAAAGGGACCAGTTAATAAAATCGTGCGCGACATCAGAAGATTGAAAAGCGAAGAGCCGTTGGCTAAGGTTTCTGTAATCGCTCACAGTTTCGGAACGTATGTAGTAAGTAGAATTCTGGAAGACCATCCAGACATTAAGTTTGAAAAAATCGTGCTGAGCGGATGCCTTATTAAACGAAGTTATCCGTGGGATCGCAACGCTCAAAATATGCAGAAAAGCTCAATCATCAATGATGTAGGCGTGAGAGACATTTGGCCGCTAATAGCCAGCTGCGCTACATGGGGATATGGTAGTACTGGGCGCGTAGGTTTTAAGAGCGCAACAGTTACAGACAGATATTTTGATTATTCCCATAGCGAATTCTTTGAAAATAATGGACTGCATATAAGGAAGTATTGGCGCCCATTATTTGAATTCGATGAAATTGTACCATCCGAGTGGGAAGCCGACGCCAACCGCCCGAAAACCGGATTTACCACACTGTTCGCGGCACATCAGAATACTGGTATAGCAGCGATTGTTGTTATATTGACCGTAGCAATCGCGTTATATTTCTTATTTAAGAACGTATGATTGAGCTAGCACGCCAAGCGCGTTTGACGTGCTAACGCCAGATAATTTCACCAGTTGAAATAAACCAGCTCGTTCACTTCAACTCCACCATTACCGCCTACGGTATGCCGGAATGGCACCTCCTTCAGTCGCAACCCCGCAAACACCTCGCGAATTTTCGGATGGTCACCCACCGATATCACCATCTTCCCCCGGATCGATCGCGCCAGATCCGCCATGGCTTCGAACTGTTCAAAACCAAAATCCCCAGCGTCGTATCCAGCGGTCTCCCAGTAAGGCGGATCCAGATAAAACAGCGTGTGGTTCCGATCGTACCGGCGGATGCACTCCTTCCAATCGAGATGCTCAACAGTGGTCCGCGCCAGGCGCAGATGGGCGTCGCTGAGTTTCTCTTCGATACGCAGCAAATTGAGCCTCGGCGCCGAAGTGGTCGCGGTCCCGAAAGACCGACTTTTTGCCTTGCCGCCGAAGCACAGGTTCTGCAGATAGAAAAAGCGCGCTGCGCGCTGTATATCGGTCAGCGTGCGCGGCGCCTGCTCTTTTGCCCATGCAAACATTGTGCGGCTCACCAGTGCCCATTTGAACTGGCGCACGAACTCTTCCAGGTGATTGGCAACGACCCGATAGAGATTCACCACCTCGCCGTCGAAGTCGTTGATCACCTCCACGCGGCTGGGCTCCTTCATAAAAAACAAGGCCGCGCCGCCGCAGAACGGCTCAACGTAGCAATCATGGTCTGGAAACTCCGGCAGGATGTGTTTCGCCATGCGGCGCTTGCCGCCCATCCAAGGGAAAATCGGTGCAGACATTGGTGATCCTTACTTCGGATTGATAAAGGACGGCAGCTCCCACGAACAGCCGCCCGGGCTGATCATTTGTCGGAAACGGGTTCCAGCGGCCTCCAGCGGATAACTTCTTCGCCCAACCATTCATTAACCTGCTGCAGACGTGCCTGGATGGGTTCTAGCTCGTTCATGGCCCAGATCTGTGCGGCCTCTTTGATCGAGCCGAAACCGCCGGCGTTTTGCGGCACGATCCCCATCAGCTGAGGGGGGATACGCAACGCCGCGAGCATGTCGTCGCGGCTGATGTTCTTGATCGAGCCGAATTCATCCTTGGCCGCAACCTCGCTGACGGGGATCAACTGAATGCCGTCCTTCTTGCCGCCTGGGGCGTACATGAACAGGTTTCGGAAATTGCCAGGCCCTTTGGCGGATTTGAGCGCAGCGCGCAAAGCGCCTACGTCGGTTTCGTTCTGCGCGGTGTCGGTCATGTACATGATGAAACCGGCATGGCTGCCGTTGTTGTAGTACTTGCGGCGGAACAAGGTGGCGGACTCGTTGAGCAGTGCGCTCTGCAGGGCCGGCAACCACTCCGGAAGTCCGTAGATCTCTTGGTTAATGTCCGCCTCACGCTGGTGGTAAACCGTCCCGCGCTTGAATTCATGCTCATCGCGCCACCCGCGTACCTGGTAGTAGGTTTCGAGATCCTCGCCACGTCGCATGTATTTGCCTAAAGCGGGCTGCAGGCCGAGCGTGCCGCGCAGCATGTTCTCGCGCTTTTCGAGGTAGCCATTGCCACACCAGAGGAAGTCCAGGGCGAACTGCTCGAAAGTCTGCCGCGACAGCAATTTATGGGGGATGAAGGTGCGGGCGAGCATGTTGCGCTTGAAATTCAAACCCGACTGCAGGAACACGCTGGCCCGGGAAGACTTGGCCAGCCCGTCGAGGGACATTGGCGGCTCATACCAGCGACCGTTCAGCCAGCATTCCAAGTAGTCCAGAATCCCCCGCTCATCGAGCACCGGCGTAGGGTCTCCGAAGGTGAAGGCCTCCATCTTGCCGCCCGTTGCCGGCAGCAGCTCTGCCTCGGCCGCAGCCGGGGCTGAAGTGGACGATTGCGTGGTATCGCTGCCGCTGTTGCTCATCAATAAATCTCCATGAAACCGGTATTCGTTGAGGTTTGGCCCTCAAGCGGTTCGTTCTGCAATGCGTGGAAAAGAGCCCATGCGAGATCCGCGTGCCCGGTCTCGTCGGTTCGACCTGCCGTGTAAGTGAATTGCCGGCCGCTGGCCGTGATGGTCTTTCGGATCGCCATCAGCGACTGGGCCATGTCGATCCAGCCCGCATCGAACTCCAGGCGTCCTTTGTGAATCACGTCGTAGGCCTTGAGCACCAGGCGCGTCTTGACCTCGGGGGAATAGCTGAAGGTCGTCACGTTGGGGAAAAACTGGCGCACCAGCTGGGCCACTCCAGAGCCCATGCCCGTTATGTCGATGCCGATGTAGGTCACCCAGTAACGCATCGTGACCAGGCGGATCGCCTCAGCCTGGGCGGCGAAGTCCATCCCACGGAACTGGTGGCGCTCGAGGATGCGGAACTTCCCACCGGGAACGGCCGGCGGGGCCACGACCACCAAGCCGGAGCTGTCACCGGTTTCCGCCGGATCGTAGCCGATCCACACCTGCCGATCGGCGAACGGCCGCGCAGCGAAGGGTTTGTAGTCTTCGGACCATTCGACCCAGCTGTCGACCATGCAAGGCTGCAGAACGTTGAGCGGGAAGATGCTCGCCCCGTCGTCAACGAACTGGCACATCAACAGGTTGGCAAAGGCATCCGCGTTGTACTCGAGGCGTAGCTCCTCTAGGTCGAACAGGTCGCAGCCGCGCTGCTCGGCATCAAGGATGGTGACGATCTGGCGCCAAATCCTGTCCTCGCAGAGTCGGCCCTGCTGCAGCGCGTCGTGCGACACGTCGAGTTTCAGCCGCTGGGCGACCGGCTTGCCCTTGTTGAAGCGTTCACCGGTCCAGAACGTGTAGGCCTCATGCGCCATGCTCGATGGAGTCGAAAAATAGGTGCGCCGGTATTGCTTCTGCATCGCCATGCCGCTGGCGACCTTGTTCAGCTCGTTGAATTTGAACGTCCAGAAGAACTCGTCGAAGTAGAAATTACCGTGGTAACCCTGAGCGGTTCGGGCGTTGGTCCCGAGGAAATGCAGCTCGGCGCCGTTCGCCAGAATGATCGGATCGCCAGTGAGCTCGACACCGCAAACCTCGCGGGCGAACCCTTGGATGTAAGCCTTGAAGATGTGCGCCTGGTTCTTCGACGCTGACAGGAAAATCTGGTTTCGCCCAGTGACAAGAGCGTCAATGAACGCCTCGCGAGCAAAGTAGTAGGTGGCACCGATCTGCCGGCTTTTGAGGATTGCCCTGGTGCGCTGATTACTCGCCCGGTACCAGTCCAGTTGATAGCCAAAGCAGCCGTCTTTAAATGCCTCAGTGAGCAGCTCGATCTGGTCTTCGCTGAACTCGTTGCGAGCCGCTTTCTTCTTCGGGCCTTCGTTGCGTTTGGCCAGATTGGGATTGAGGTCGGTGTCGGTGCCACCGGACTTGTAACGCTCAATCCGCGCCTGCCGCTCCAGTTGACGATGCAACAGGTCGATTTCCTTGAAGTCGCCGCCTGTCTTGCCGTCCTTGAGGATCAGTTGCACCAGTCGCGCTTCCAGCGCACCGCCGATGCGCTCCACGTTATCGGCCCGATCCCACTCGTCCCGCGTTTTCCACGCATGAACGGTCTTTTCCTTTTCATCCAGCATTTCTGCGATCGCGCAGATCCGCAGGCCGGTCCAGTAGAGGAACTTGGCCTGACGGCGGTTATCGCGGATGGGAGTGGCTGCGGCTGTAGTCATGGCGGCGATGCTGACGCCTCGCGCGCGTGAAGGCGTAGCGATGTGCCATGTAGCGAGTGGGCCTACAACTGGCGTCGATTGCCCGTGATCGCGCGACTGCCGAGGATGTACCTCAACGTAACTGCACCCAGCAGCACAGCTTTGAGGGATACCCGACATGAAGAAATTTCGCAGCAACTGGTTCCGTGTCGCCGTTGAGGGCGCTACCTCGGACAAGCGCACCATCAAACGCAGCTGGCTGGAACAGGCTGCCAAAAACTTCAACCCGACTACCTACGGCGCTCGGATCTGGCTGGAGCATTTCCGCAGCATGCTGCCAGACGGCCCGTTCAAAGCCTACGGTGACGTTACGGCAGTGAAGGCTGAAGAGGTCGAAATCAATGGCCAGACCAAACTCGCCCTTTTCGCCCAAATCGAACCGACCGCGGATCTGATCGCCCTGAACAAGGCGAAACAGAAGATTTACACGTCCATCGAAATCGACGACAGCTTCTCCGACACCGGCGAAGCCTACATCGTCGGTCTCGCTGTAACGGACTCTCCGGCCAGTCTCGGCACCGACGTGCTCGCGTTCTCAGCTCAAAAACCTGAATCCAGCCCATTCAAAGACCGCCACTACTCCGCGACCTCGATGTTCACCGAGGCGGTGGAAACCGAACTCACTTTCGAAGAAATCGAGGACAAGCCCGGTTTAGGCGCCCAACTCTTCAGCAAGGTGCAAGCGTTGCTCTCCGGCAAACAGGCCAAGGACGACGGCGAGTTCGCCCAAATCAGCCAGGCCGTCGAAGCTGTCGCCGAACACGTCAAAGATCTGCCAGACCAACTGGCGGCCGAGAAAAAATTCTCCGCAGACCTGAAGACCAGCGTGGACAAGCTCAGCAATGACCTCAACGAACTGGTCAAGCGCCTGGGCGATACCCAAGACCATAGCCAAACCCAACGCCCTCCCGCGATCGGCGGCGACGGCGCTGTGCTGACCGCCTACTGATCACCGGCCCCTACAAGCTCCCCAGGAGAACACCATGCGTAACGAAACACGGCTTGCCTTCAATGGCTTCACCAAACAGATCGCGGCGATCAACTCTGTCGGATCCGTGGCTGAGAAATTCACCGTCACCCCGTCGGTGCAGCAAAAGTTGGAAACGGCCATTCAGGAATCCAGCGCTTTCCTGAAAAAGATCAACGTGCTGGGCGTCGACGAGAAAGACGGTGAAGCCATCGTTTTGGGCGTCGGCTCGACCATCGCCGGCCGGACCGACACCAACCAAGCCGCCCGAAATCCTCGCGGCGTCGGCTCGCTCAAAAACGACACGTACAGCTGCAAGAAGACTGACTTCGATACCGCGATTCCGTATGCGTTGCTCGATGCCTGGGCGAAATTCCCAGACTTTCAGGCTCGTCTGTCCGGTGCGATCGTCGAGCGCCAAGCCCTCGACCGCATCATGATCGGCTTCAACGGCACCAGTGCGGCCGCGACGACCGATCGCGCGACCAATCAGCTGCTGCAGGACGTGAACGTCGGTTGGCTGGAGAAGTACCGCACCAAGGCGCCTGAACGTGTGCTCAACAGCGGCAAGGTTGCTGGCAAGGTCACCATCGGCCCGAACGGCGATTACAAGACTCTCGACGGTCTGGTGTACGACGCTATCCAGCTGCTCGACCCATGGCACCGCAAGCGTCCGGATCTGGTAGTCCTGGTCGATCGCAACCTGTTGCACGCGAAGTTCCTGGCCAACATCGAAGGCGCTGCAGACAACGAAAATGAGCTGGCAGCCGCGCGGATCCTCGCCAACGGCACGCTGGGCGGCCTGCCGATCGAAGATGCTCCGTTCTTCATCGACGGCGGCATCATGATCACCACGCTGAAAAACCTGTCGATCTACTTCCAGATCAGCAGCCGTCGCCGCATGACCCGGGACGAGCCGGAGCGCGATCGCATCGCCGACTATCAGTCGTCGAACGAGGATTATGTGATCGAGGACTTCGGTCTCGGCGCCCTGGTCGAAAACATCGAAGAGGCCGCATGACCATGGCCCTCTCGCTCGCCCAACGTCACCGGCTGAAAGCGCTTGCCTCGCAAGAGGCTGCCGCTGCGTCGCCCGCTGTTTCGATGGCGGGAGGGACGGCCTATGAAATGCAGCTGGCCCAGCTGCTGCAGCACCGTCTGCGCCTCAAGCAAATCCAGTCGAACGAAGGCAAAGCCGCGCTGAAGTTGCAGCTTCTGCCGGAGTACGTGCCTTACGTCGACGGAGTGCTTGCTGCGGGCAACGGCGCTCAGGACGAAGTACTCACCACCATCATGATCTGGCGCATCGACGCTGGTGATTACACCGGTGCGCTCGATATCGCGGCGTATGTGTTGCAGCACAACCTGCTGATGCCCGATCGCTTTGAGCGAACTACTGGCTGCCTGGTGGCCGAGGAAATCGCCGAAGGCGCGCTGATCTCTCAGAAAGCCAGCGGCGGATTCGATCTGGCTATTTTGCACCGCACCATGGAGCTGACAGCGGAGCAGGACATGCCGGACGAAGTCCGCGCAAAGCTGTACCTGGCTACGGGACGCGCCACGGTAGCTGGACTCACCGCCGATAACCCGGGCCAACCCGGTCAGGTAATGGCTGGCATCGAACTGCTGAAACGCGCCATTGAGCTGAACGGCAGTTGCGGCGGCAAAAAGGATTTGGAAGGTGCTGAGCGCCTCCTGAAAAAGATTGCTCCCCCAACCGGGAGCTGACAGAGCGTACCCCGCAACCCCGGCGGCCCGGGGCTGAACAGCAGGTTTCTCCTTTCCTTGCTGTGACGCCCCGGCCACCGCCGACTTAGGGCTGAACCATGAGCGGATTTATTGCTACCGGCCACACTGATGAGCCATTCGTCATCACCAACGATCAGTTCTGGCCTGACATCGATGTCGTGCACCTGCGCAAGACCATCCGCCTAGATGGCAGCATCACCGACGCCCGGATTGAAGTCGTGACCGTCAACGCGTTGATCCAGGTGAATGGCGAACTCGCCAAGGTGAAGGCGAACCATCTCGCCAATGGCTACACATCCATCGCAGCCGTGCCGACATCCGAGGTTAATGGCGAAAGCCACTTCGTCCACCTGTACCGCCGCTCCATTTACTGCAGCGTCGGCGCTGAACTGGCTGAGCGCTATCGCAGCTACGACAGCAGCGTCGAAGGCAACAAGAACGCCGACGAACTGACGCCCTCTGTCGATGAGTACCGGCGTGACGCCCGCTTCGCAATCCGCGACCTGCTGGGCGTCGGGCATTCAACAGTGGAGCTCATTTGATGGCGGCCTCCGTCTATGCCGCCCAAGGCGACACCGTCGACGCCATTTGCTGGCGAGTCTACGGCCGAACCGCCGGCATCACGGAGGCGGTGCTTGAGGCAAACCCTGGACTTTCGGATCTCGGCACGATCATTCCTCACGGCACCGTCGTGTCGCTACCGGATGTCGCGCCACAAGCCCCGGATCTGCAAATGGTGAACCTATGGGATTGAGCCACCGAACCACCCAAACAGACACACCACCACCTTCAACCTTGGACAGCGGAATCACGCGCATGCCTGACAAACCGGATACATGGGCCTGGTTCGCTGCCTGGCTCGAACTGAACTGGCCAGCCATTTACTCAGGTGGACTCGCCTGCGTGATCGCTGCGCTGCGGATCATCTATGGCGGCGGTACATGGCGCCGAGTTTTGCTTGAAGCGCCGCTTTGCGGAACGCTCGCGCTTTCGGCAAGCCACGGGCTCTTTCTGCTGGGCATCCCCGCGACAACTGGCCCGTTCTTCGGCGGTGTGATCGGGTTGCTCGGCGTTGAGGGAACTCGCGCACTCGCCAAGCAGTTTTTTAACCGCAAGGTGGATCAGCTATGAGTACTTTGCGACACGGCGATCGCGGGCAAGCGGTCCGCACACTGCAGCAGCGCCTCAACTTACACGGCGCTCGTCTGAATCCGGACGGCGACTTCGGTGATGCCACCGAGTCGGCGGTGCGTGATTACCAACGAAAAGTTGGCTTGGTAATTGACGGAATCGCGGGCTCGAAAACCGCTCAGGCATTGGCCGGTGCGGATTGCTCGAACCTGCTGCAGCACAACCTGTTGCTGAGCGCCGCCGCACGCCTGGGCGTTGAGCTCGCCGTGATCATGGCTGTCAACGAAGTCGAGAGCCAGGGCAGCGGCTTCCTGGACAATGGCAAGCCGAAGATTCTTTTCGAACGGCACATCATGTATCGCCAGCTTGGCACGCCGCGCCTGCCTGGTGATGACCCAGCCGAGTTGAAAGCCCACGCCGATCAATTGGCTGCTGAACAGCCCAATCTGGTCAACCCAGAGTCCGGTGGCTACGCCGGCGGCACGGCCGAGCACCAGCGCCTGGCCAACGCTCGTTTGATCGATGACCGTTGCGCGTTGGAATCAGCCAGCTGGGGCGGCTTTCAGGTGATGGGATATCACGCTGAGCGCCTCGGCTATGCGAGCGTTACGGACTTTGCCGATCGAATGGCTCGTGACGAAAACGAGCAATTCGAAGCGTTCGTGCGCTTTATCGAAGCGGATCCCGGGCTACTCAGATCGCTGAAGGGTAAAAAATGGGCAGCGTTCGCGAAGGCCTATAACGGCCCCAACTTCGCCCGCAATCTGTACGACATCAAGCTGGAGCGTGCCTATCAGCGTCACGCCGAAGGCTGTCCTATTCCGGAGGCGTCATGATTGATCAGGAGCAAATCCAAAAATTCAGCCCCGCCGATGGCGATATCTATGTGGTGCCGGATGAAACACCGGTAGACCTGTGCAAAGCGCTAGCCGAGGCCATCGCTGTCGCGGCGCCAGGGGTGAAGGCCGTTGTGTTTCGGGGCGATCTGCACCGGCTCACGGTGGAAGAGATGAACGCCGCAGGCTGGTACCGCGCATGAGCACGTTGCGCCAGGCGCTGTACGGGTTCGCCTTGCTCGCCTCGATCGCGCTTCTGATCTGGGGCCAATCTCAGCGGATCGAGGTCGCCGATACAAGGGCTGAGCAGGCCGATCAAGCGGCCTCAGCCGCGCGCGATCGAGCGACGCGCAGCGAGGAAACGGCCGCTCAACTCCAAACCTCCCTGCAGGAAGAGCGGGCCGCTCAAGCCAAGTTGCGCGGCGTGCAAGACCAACTGCGACAAGGGCTCGCCGCCCGTCAACGAACGATCGAGGACTTGAAACGTGAGAATGCCGAACTTCGCCTATGGGCTGACCAGCCTCTGCCTGACGCTGCTCGCCGGATGCGTCAGCGCCCCGCCATCACCGGAGCCGCTGCTTATCGCGACTGGTTGTCCGGCCGTGGTGCCCTGCACCCTGTCGGCGACCAACCCTGACAAGAACGGCGCCCTGCTCAACGATCAGGAGGCCACAGAAAGCGATTGGGCCCAATGCGCTGCGCAGGTCGATATGCTTTACCAGCATCAGCAGGCGAAGGCTGGCGAACAGTGAACAAACCAGAATCGCTACGTGCGCACCTGCTCGCCTCGGTACCGGAATTAAAGAAAAACCCCGACCGCCTGATGGTGTACATCGACAACGGCACTATGCGCAGTACCGCCGCCTTTGGCCTGTCATTCGAATACAGCTACACGCTGAATCTGATTTTCACGGACTACGCTGGCCACCCCGATGCGATCGCCATTCCGCTGTTCGCATGGATCCTGGTGAATCAGCGCGAGCTGATGGAAAACGTAGAGCTCAGCAAAACAGCCGTCGCCTTCGAAGCTGATGTTCTGGACAACAGCAAGGTCGACCTGTCGATTAAGTTGCCGCTTACCGAGCGGGTAATCGTCAAGCGCCAAGACGACGGCAACCTGGTCGTAAGCCATCCGCCAGAGCCTGTGGTCGACGACGATCCGTTCACCATGCCGGGGCTTGAGTTATGGACCGCCGAAGGCGAGTTCATTACACGGTGGGAGGCGCCATGAGCAACGACCTGCAGGTCTTGGAAACTTGGGTCGCTGCATTGCTCGCCAAGCTCGACGAGGGCGAGCGTCGCAAACTGCTCGGCGCTGTCGCCCGCGATCTGCGCCGTAGCCAGTCGAAACGTATCACGACACAGCGGAATCCGGACGGCTCGGCATTCGCGCCACGCAAACCGAAAGACCTGCGGGGAAAGAAGGGCCGGATCAAGGCCAAGATGTTTGGCAAATTGAAGACGGCCCGCTATTTACGCACCGAAAGCACAGCAAACGGTATGTCGGTGGGATTCGTTGGGCGGGTGAGTCGCATCGCCCGGGTCCACCAGTACGGTCTAAAGGACCGACCAGAACGCGGCCAAGCGGACGTGCAATACGAAAAACGCCAGTTGCTGGGATTCACCGGCGGCGAGTTGGAAAACATCCGAAACCTGCTGATCGATCACCTCGCGGGCTAACTCCCTTCTGTACAAACTCGTCCTACAGCCCCCCGTCGATGCACCTCGCACGCGCGACCGGCAACATCGGCGGCATGGACTCTCTTACTGAACTGACCCGACGCCTCGAAAACCTGATTCGTGCTGGCACTATCGCCGAGCTCGATCCGGCCAAACCGCGTTGCCGTGTGAAAACCGGCGGCCTGCTGACCGACTGGCTGCCCTTCTTCGCTCTGCGCGCCGGTGAGGACAGCGACTGGGATCCGCCCAGCGTGGACGAGCAGTGCCTGGTGCTTTCGCCATCAGGCAACCCGGCTCACGGCTTTGTCATTTTCGGTCTGTACAGCGATCGCTTCCCGGCTCCGGACAACGTGCCGACTCGACGCCGGCGCAAATATCGCGACGGGGCGGTTGTCGACTATGACACCGCTAGCCACACGCTGACCGCCACGCTGCCTGGGGGCGGCAAAGCCAATCTCATCGCGCCGGGTGGCGTACATGTCACCGGTGATGTCGTAATTGATGGCCTAGTGACCGTCACCAAGGACGTCGTCGCCGGCGTCCAGAAGATCAGCCTGGTGAATCACCGCACATCTGGGGTTCAGGCAGGTAACGGTACCTCGCAGGGGCCAGTTCCATGATCGGCATGAACAGCAAGACGGGCCACAGTATCGTTGGGAACGATCACCTGGTGCAGTCGATCGCTGACATCCTGACCACGCCCATCGGGACGCGCGTGATGCGACGCGAATACGGCAGCCAGCTTGCCGACCTGATTGATTGGCCGCTCAACAACGCAACCCGCCTGCAGGCTTATGCGGCGACCACCATCGCGCTAATGCGCTGGGAGCCGCGGATCCGCTTGAGCCGTGTCCAGCTCACGCTCGGCGATATCGCTGGCCAGGCGATTCTCGATATCGAAGGCAGCCTGGTGGACACCAATGAACCATTGAGCCTGCGCGTTCCGCTGAGTCTGGGGGCAACAGCATGAAAACTTTCACTCCCATCGACTTGGCCAGGCTTCCGGATCCGGACGTCGTCGAGCAGATTAATTACGAGCAAATCCTCGCCGAGCGCAAGACTTACGCGGTCAGCCTCTGGCCAGCAGAGCAGCAGGCCGAAGTCGCCGCGACATTGGCCGTGGAGTCGGAACCTCTGACCAAGCTCCTGCAGGAGAACGCCTATCGCGAAATGCTGCTGCGTCAACGCGTGAATGAAGCATCCCTAGCCAACATGCTGGCCAAAGCCAAGGGCAAAGACCTTGAGCAGCTCGCTGCCAACGTCAACGTCGAGCGGCTGGTCGTGACTCCGGGTAACAGCGCCGCTATCCCGCCGATCGTCGCTGTGATGGAGTCGGACGAATCGCTGCGCGAACGGGCGCAGATGGCATGGGAAGGCCTTTCCACGGCTGGCCCACGCAACAGCTACATTCTGCACGCCCGCAGCGCAGACGGCCGCGTGGCTGATGCGACGGCAGAGAGCCCAGCGCCGGCGGAGGTAGTCGTCACTGTTCAGGGCTTGACCGGCGATGGAAGCGTAGACCCGGCGTTGCTGACCATCGTCAGCCATTACCTGAGCGACGATGACCGTCGTCCGGTCGCCGATCGGCTCACGGTGCAGTCGGCAACTGTGCTGCCCTACCAGGTCGACGCCGTTCTCTATCTCGCCACCACAGGTCCAGAAGCGGAACCCATTCGCGAAGCGGCGCAAGCGCGCCTGGTCACCTTCATAAGCCAGCGTCGACGCCTCGGCGTGGAAATCTCTGAGTCAGCCATACATGCCGCGCTGCACGTCGAGGGCGTACGCAAGGTCGTCTTGCACGACTGGGTCGATATCACCCCGAATGAAGCCGAGGCCGCGTATTGCACCGGATATAGCGTGACCGTTGGTGCACTGACATGACCAATTTGCTACCCCCGAACGCAAAGCAGCTCGAGCAGTTGGCGGCCGAGGCACTCGCCCAGATCGAGCGGGTGCCAGTACCGATCAGGGATTTGCTGAATCCCGATCGGTGCCCGGTCCTGCTGCTCCCCTATCTGGCTTGGGCATTTTCGGTCGACCGCTGGGATAGCGAGTGGTCAGAAGCCACGAAGCGCCAGGTCATCAAAGGCTCCTACTTCATCCACTCCCGAAAAGGAACGATCGGAGCTCTGAGACGCGTAGTCGAGCCACTGGGGTATTTGATCGAGATTGTCGAGTGGTTCAAGACCGTGCCTGAAGGCGTACCGGGCACTTTTGCGCTGAAGGTCGGCGTTCTCGACACCGGCATCACCGAAGAAATGTATCAGGAGCTTGAGCGCCTGATTGACGACGCCAAGCCCGTCAGTCGACACCTGACCGGGCTGGCGATCAGCCTGGAATCGCAAGGCGATTTGAATATCGCCGTGTCCCTCTACGAAGGCGACGAAATCGACGTTTACCCGCCCGTCATGCGTGACATTGAAGTCATTGGCAGCTTCGGCGTGGTCGGGCGCGAACACACCATAGACACCCTGGACGTTTATTATGATTGATGCGAACTCGCAGTTTTTCGCGATCCTCACGAACGTGGGAATGGCCAAGCAGGCGAACGCCGACGCGCTCGGCATTCCCTGGCTGATCACGCAAATGGGCGTGGGGGATGCCAACCCGAACGGGCTGGCCGATCCGCCCAATCCGGTGCCGTCGGCCACTCAAACCAAGCTGCTCAATGAGTGGCGACGCAAGCCGCTCAACCAATTGAAGATTGATCCGGTCAACCCGGCGGTGATCATCGCCGAACAGATCATTCCAGCTGACGAGGGCGGTAAGTGGATCCGCGAAATCGGCCTCTATGACGCGGACGGTGATCTGGTGGCGGTAGCTAACTGCGCGCCAAGCTTCAAGCCGCTGCTGTCGCAAGGCTCAGGCCGCACGCAAATCGTGCGCATGAACTTCATCGTCGCCAGCACCGGGAACATTCAGCTCAAGATTGACCCGTCGGTGGTGTTGGCGACGCGTGAATATGTTGACGCAAAGATTCTGGAAGAGCTGTACAAGCTCGACAGCAAGCAGTCGGTGCGGGTCGCGACGACGGCCAACATTGCGCTGTCCGGACTTCAGTCCATTGACGGCGTGGCACTGGCTGTCGGTGACCGGGTGCTGGTGAAAAACCAGAACGTCGCCAAGGACAATGGCATTTGGGTCGCGGCGGCGGCAGGGTGGTCGCGTGCGGCAGATGCAGACTCGAATACCGAGGTAACCTCGGCGCTGTTGGTATCAGTCGAGCAGGGCGCAACATTGGCCGACACGCGCTGGCAGCTGATCACCGACGGGGCGATTGTCCTGGGCACCACGGCGCTGGTGTTTCAGAACATCACGCAAGGCTTTGCCCCGATCAACGCGCCGGCGCTGATCAATCCGACGGCCAACACCCCGCCGCGGTTTGATGCCAGTCAGAAGCTCGCTACGACTGAGTTTGTACAGCGAGCGATTGGGAGTTATGCGGATCTGGTGACATATCCGGGCAGCGTAGATTTGACGCCGGCCGATGTTGGGCGTTTGGTGTCAGTAGGCGGATCGGGCTCTACCATTATCCTTCCCGATGCGAGCACGGTTCCTCAAGGTTCAGTTATCACGGTTCTCGCGGGCTTGAACGGGGCGACCTTCATGGCTAAAGGCGCGCAAACCCTGATCGCAATCAACGGTGCGCTGGGGCCTTTCACTCAGCCTCAATCGACAATCTCGGCTTTCCGTCGCTTGAATAACGGCCTCGGTTGGGCGCTGGAAGGCGGTGACGGTGCGCTGAAGTATTCGCCGATTTTGCGGGGCGCGCATTGGGAAACGCAGCCGCAGTTCGATAGTAGTAAGTCGTTAGCAACCACTGAATTCGTGCAGCGCGCGGCCGGTAGTTTGGCCGGGTACGTCGCCTATGCGGCAAACACGGTTTTGACGGCGTCCGATGTCGGCAAGTACGTCTATTCGAGCGGAGCGACTGTTACTCTCACGCTGCCTGATGCCACGCTGTTACCCAGTGGAAGTCGAATTTACATTCAGGCGGGATCATCAAGCACCTGCACCGTGAGGTCAATTAACGGCGCCATTGTTGGGCCTAATGGTAATCCGGCGGGTTCGTCCAGCGTGGTGCTGGGTAACGGTGTCGCGACGGAATTTATCGCGGCGGGTTCATCCTGGTTGGCCGTTGGCGGATCTGGGCTCGCCTTTCTTTCAGCTAACGGCTATCAGCGGTATCCGTCGGGTCTGATCGAGCAATGGGGAACCGTAACGGTCAATGACAACATTGAGGTATTCATCACTTTGCCCATCGCGTTTCCTACCGCAGTTCTCGGGGCGATAGCGGGGGTTTCCAACTCGGGCGTAGTCGGTGGTGGTGAGTTCGCAACAGCCGGCGCGAGAAAGAACTCCAGCAGCCTGAGTACCATTGGTGTAAACGCAAACACAGGGCCTAACCTGTCGACCAGTCAACTCATAACTTGGCGAGCGTGGGGTTATTGATCATGATTTTTTTTAGTGCATCTGAGCGTGGCTTTTACGACGACACCATTAACATCGACATGCCAGATGATGGCGTTGAGGTTTCCGATGAGCGCCGTCGCGAAATTCTGGCTGGTCAATCTGCCGGGATGGTCGTCGCTGCTGACGAATTCGGCTGCCCTATCCTTGTCGATCGACCGCCACCTACCGCTGAGGCGCTGGCCGCCGCTGAGCGTGTTTGGCGTGATCGACAATTGACGGCTACTGACCCTCTGGTTTCACGCCATCGCGACGAGGTCGAGGAAGGCGGGCCTACCTCGATCACGCCTGAGCAATATGCCGAGTTGCAAGGCTACCGCCGGCAGTTGCGCGACTGGGCGCAAGGCGAGCAATTCCCGCTGATCGATCACCGCCCGATCGCGCCGCCTTGGCTAATCGATCAGATCTAAGCGCTCATGCAACCGACCGCGATCAGTAGATCCTTCTGTGGGGCTTCGCCTTACAAGCCTCTGTCCTCGCGGATTTAGCACGCGCGCGGCAGCCTGTGCAGTGTCATTCAACTACTGCACAGGCACTTTCCCATGGCCACCGATTACCATCACGGCGTACGCGTCCTCGAGATTAACGAGGGCACCCGCCCAATCCGTACCGTCGCAACCGCCGTCGTTGGCATGGTCTGCACCGCTGAAGATGCGGACCCGGTGGCATTCCCACTCAATCGCCCAGTGCTGCTAACCGACGTGCTTACCGCCAGTGGGAAGGCCGGTGTCAAAGGCACGCTCGCAAAAAGTCTCGACGCCATCGCTGACCAGGCCAGCCCGGTTACCGTCGTCGTTCGTGTTGCCGAAGGGCAGGACGCGGCTCAGACCACTACCAACGTGATTGGTGGTGTAACCGCCGGTGGCCAGTACACGGGTATGAAAGCCCTGCTGGCTGCAGAAGCGCAGCTCGGCGTGCGACCGCGCATCCTCGGCGTCCCAGGCCTCGACTCTTTGCCGGTGGCGACTGAACTGGTGCTCACCGCACAGAAGTTGCGTGGCTTCGCATATGCCAGCGCTTGGGATTGCGACACCGTCTCTGATGTCATTGCCTACCGAGAAAACTTCGGGGCACGCGAATTGATGACCATCTGGCCGGACTTCGTGAACTGGGACACCACCCTGAGTGCCGATGCGCCGGCATCGGCGATCGCCCGCGCCTTGGGTCTTCGAGCCAAGCTCGATGAGCAGGTCGGCTGGCACAAGACTCTTTCCAACGTAGCCGTCAATGGCGTGTCTGGACTGAGCCGCGATATCTACTGGGATCTGCAGAATCCCGCCACCGATGCAGGTCTGCTGAACGCGGCGGACGTCACCACGCTGATTCGACGCGACGGTTTCCGCTTCTGGGGCTCGCGCACCTGCAGCGGCGACCCATTGTTCGCCTTTGAAAACTACACCCGTACCGCCCAGGTGCTGGCTGACACCATGGCAGAGGGGCAATTCTGGGCGATCGACAAGCCGATGCACCCGAGCCTGGTGCGCGACATTGTTGAGGGTATCAATGCCAAATTCCGGGAGCTGGTACGCCTTGGCTACCTGATCGGTGGCGAGTGCTGGTACGACGAAGCCGCCAACGACAAGGACACACTCAAGGCCGGCAAGCTGTATCTCGATTACGACTACACGCCAGTGCCGCCTCTGGAGAATCTGGGGCTCCGCCAGCGCATCACCGACCGTTACCTGGTCGACTTCGCCAGCCGCGTCAACGCCTGATATCCATTCATCCGCGCGGCGATGACCGCGCCTTAAGGAGAGCGCCCATATGGCTCTGCCCAAAAAGCTCAAGAACATGAATTTGTACAACGACGGCGTCAGCTACGTCGGCGAATGCAAGAGCGTCACCCTGCCCAAGCTTGCCCGCAAGCTTGAAGCCTTCCGGGGGGGCGGCATGGACGGTGCGGTAAAGGTCGACCTGGGTCATGGCGACGACGGGATCCAGCTCGAATGGACCCTCGGTGGCTGGGATCTGACGGCACTGCGTCAATACGGCGCGGTATCGGCCAGCGGCGTGATGCTGCGCTGGGCCGGATCGATCCAGCGCGACGACACCGGCGAGGTTTCGGCTGTCGAGGTGGTTGTGCGCGGCCGGCACGAAGAGATCGACATGGGTGACTCGGAAAGCGGCGAAGACACCGAGCACAAGTTCACCACCACCTGCAGCTATTACAAGCTGACTATCGATGGCAATGAAGAGATCGAGATCGACTTGCTCAACTTCATTTTCAAGGTCAACGGCAAAGACATGCTGGCAGAACACCGTAAAGCGATCGGCCTGTAAGCCAGGCCCTCCCAGCCGGCTCGGCCGGCCCCTATCTACTAAAGGAATTCGACATGAGCACCGCCCAAAAGAACGAAGCTGCAGAAGCGCCAGTTGTAAAGAATCCGAATCGCCCTGTCATCACCCTCGACACACCGATTATCCGAGGCTCGACCGAAATCACCGAGGTGACACTTCGCAAACCCGTCTCCGGTGAATTGCGCGGCGTTTCGCTGACCGATCTGCTGCAGATGGACGTGCTCGCGTTGCGCAAGGTATTGCCCCGAATCACTACACCGACCCTGACCGATCACGACATCGGTCTGATGGATCCGGCAGATCTGGTGCAGATGGCTACCGAGGTCGCAGGTTTTTTGCTGCCGAAGTCGGCGAAGGTGGATGCATCCCTCGCTGCGTAGATGACGCCATGGCGGACATCGCCGTGATTTTTCACTGGGGGCCCGTGGAGATGGATCCGCTCCCCCTGACCGAACTGATGGAATGGCGCGAACGCGCTCGCAAGCGAAGTGGGGCGAAAGATGACTGACAAGCTGCGGCTGGAATTTATGCTGTCGGCGATCGACAAGGTCACCGCGCCCCTCAAGCAGATCAGCGCTGGGAGCACTGCGACGTCTCGCGCCTTGAAGGAGGCGCGGGATCAGCTAAAGGAGCTCAACGCCCAGCAGTCCAATATTTCCAGCTACACCCGCCAGCGCGAAGCCGTCCGCCAGTCCTCGGAGGAACTGGCAAAGGCGCAAGACAAGTTGCGCGGCCTGCGTGAGCAGCTGCAAAAGATGGACGCCCCGACAGCAGCCTTTCAGAAAGCGTTCGTTAATGCCTCCGCCTCGGTGGAAAAGCTGACAAACAAACACACAGCGCAGCGATCGGAGCTGCAGCGCCTGATACCCCTCATGAAATCCACCGGTGTGGACACCCGCAATCTCGGCAGCACTGAGCGCCGCTTGAAAACCGAGATCGAGGCTGCGAACAAAGCCATCCAAACTCAGCGAGAACGTCTCGCCGCCCTTGCCAAACAGCAGGAACGGGTCTCTAAAGCACAGCGAAATTATTCCAAGGGCAGAGAGCTCGCTGGCAATGCCGCCGTCGCCGGCGCAAGTGCGGGAGCAGTTGGTGCGGCGACAGGCATGCCCATCCTCGGGATGATCAAGAACTACTCGCGCTTCGAAGATGCGATGGCAGGCGTAGCGAAGCAGGTCGCCGGCGCCCGCGACGATAACGGTCAACTCACCCAAACGTATTACGAAATGGGAGACGCGATCAAAAAGATGTCCGAAACAATCCCGATGGCGACTACCGACATCGCCGCCCTGGTAGAAGGCGGCGCGCGAATGGGCATCCAGGGTAAAGATGACTTGCTGGAATTTGCGCGCGTCGCTGCAACAGCAGCGACCGCGTTTGAACTGCCGGCAGATCAGGTCGGTGAAAGCCTGGCGCGCATCGCTAACCTCTATAAATTGCCAATCAAAAACGTGAGCCAGCTCGGGGACGCGATCAACTACCTTGACGACAATGCGATGTCGAAAGGCGGCGACATCATCGACGTCATGCAGCGCACGGCAGGCATTACCGCGTCGGTGGGAATGTCGTTTAAAGACGCCGCTGCGTTGGGCTCGACATTCCTGACACTCGGGGCTTCATCAGAAATCGCTGCCACCGCTACGAACGCGATGATTCGTGAATTGGCTATCGCTACCCAGCAGCCAAAGCGATTTGTCACAGGCCTGAAATCGATCGGTTTAGAGGCGAAAGCGGTCCAGGACGGCATGAGCAAGGACGCCACGGGCACCATTCAGAAAGTGCTCGAGGCAGTGAACAAGCTGCCGAAAAATCAGCAGCTCGGTGTGATGACCCAGCTGTTTGGCAAAGAGTATGGCGATGACGCCGCTAAACTCGCGTCCAACATCGAGGAGTATCGCCGGCAGCTTGACCTGGTCAACGGCGCAGATAACGCACCGAAGCGCGATGGCTCGATGCAGCGTGAAGGCGACATCCGTGCGGACCAGTTGTCAGCCCGATGGGAGATGTCCCAAAACCGTATGTTCAACCTGAGCAGCGCACTTGGCGCCACTTTGCGACCAGCTCTGATCCAACTCGTCACCGGCTTCAACGGTGTCCTCGAGCGCGTTAACGCCTGGGCGACCGCGAACCCCGGGTTAGTGTTGGGCATTCTGAAAGTTGCCGCCGGCATTGCGGCGCTATCGATCGGTTTCAGCACTGTGGCCTTGGCCCTGGCCACCACGCTTGGCCCTTTCCTCGCCGTGAGGTATGGGCTTTCCCTTATAGGGATCCGACTGCCATCCGTGATCGGCCTGCTCTTCAATTTGGGCTCTAAAGTGCTGCCATTCGTGGGGCAGGCGTTTATGTGGTTGGGAAGACTGTTCCTGGCCAATCCAATCGGCTTGGCTATTACGGCAATTGCCGCCGCGGCATACCTGATCTATGCGAATTGGGACAAGGTGAAGGCTTACTTCGCCAGCGCCTGGGCAGAGATAAAACTCGGCTTCAGCGGCGGCATAGCCGACATTCTGCGCACTATCGTCAACTTCAGCCCCATCGGGCTGTTCTACCAAGCATTCTCGGCCGTGATGAACTACATGGGCGTCGAACTTCCGAGCAGGTTCACCGCGTTCGGAGGAATGATCATTTCAGGGCTCGTCAATGGCATTACCGGCGCGATGGACTCGGTTAAAACCGCGATCTCGGATGCTGGCAGCAGCACCGTGGACTGGTTCAAGGAAAAGCTCGGCATTCACAGCCCCTCCCGAGTCTTTGCCGAGCTAGGCGGTTTCACGATGGCCGGCTTGGCACAGGGTGTAAATGAAGGCCAGAGCGGCCCAATGGAAGCCGTCAAAGCAGTGGGCGAGCTCATGACCCAAGCGGGGACTGTGACCATTGGCGCGATTACCAACGCTGGTGCGGCTTTGAATCCGGCCGGCGCCGGTGCGAAGACGGAAAGCGGCGGCATGCTGGAATCAATCATGGGAGCGGGCAAGCGCCTGGCTCAAGTAGGCGCAATGGCGGTGGGATTCGGCGGAGCACAGGGCGCGATCGCCCTAGATAACCGTCCGCCGATAAGCACCGCCGCACAGCCAGCTGCAGCGCAAATGGCGCCAGAACAGATCGTCATAAATATTCATCCGGCCCCAGGACTCGACGCCGCCGCGATCGCTCGCGCCGTCTCCGCAGAGCTCGACAAACGCCAACATGCAAAACAAGCCAAGGGGCGTAGCGCCCTCTTTGACCAGGAGTAAACGGCAATGATGATGGCTCTCGGCATGTTCATTTTCAGTCTCGAAACCTTGGCGTATCAGGAGCTGCAGCGGCAGACAGAATGGCGGCACGGCTCGACGTCGCGTATCGGCACCAACCCATCCCGCCAGTTTCTAGGCCGAGGTGAAGACTCGATCAGCATGCCTGGCGTTCTCTTGCCGGCACTCGCCGGCACCCCGCTGAGCCTCGACACACTTCGCGCTATGGCCGATACCGGAAAGGCATGGCCGTTGATCGAAGGCACCGGCAGGATCTTGGGCATCTGGGTGATCGACAACATCACCGAGAACAAAACTTTGTTCTTCTCGGATGGCGCTGCGCGCCGCATCGAATTCACCATCGCGCTTAAACGGATCGATGACGGCCGGGTTGATCTGCTCGGCGCCGGCGTGAGTACAGCCGGTAATATCCTGAGGAAAATCCTGTGATCGACCAAGCACTCAGCCGGGTCGACGGCTATCTGAGCGACGCGCAGGCCTCCATCCGAGAAGCAAAGGCCTATCCTCGTCCGATCTGTCGGCTGGAGGTCGACGGACGTGACATCACAGCGGCGATCGAGAAGCGCCTGATGAGCATCGATCTGACCGATAACCGCGGACTTACAGCGGACCAGCTCGACGTCACCCTCTCGGACCATGACGGGCGCCTGGCGATCCCGCCCAAAGGGGCGACCCTGCGGCTATGGCTTGGATGGAGCGACACCGGGCTGGTCGACAAAGGCACATACACGGTCGATGAAACCGAGCACAGCGGTGCGCCAGATCAGTTGAACATCCGGGCTCGCAGCGTGGATCTGACTGCAGGGCTGAAAGCCAAACGGGAGCGAAGCTGGCACAACGAGACGATCGAGACCGTCGTGCAGGCCATTGCCGGCGCCTACGGCCTTGGTCCATTGGTCAGCGCCGCGCTCAGTGCCATCCAGGTGGTACACCTTGATCAGGCCAACGAGTCGGACGCGAACCTGCTTTCACGCTTGGGACAAGAGCACGATGCGATCGCAACGGTGAAAGCGGGCAAACTGCTGTTCATGCCGATCGGCAATGGCACAAGTGCCAGCGGGCTGGCACTGCCACACATCATTCTCACCCGCCGGGATGGCGATCAGCATCGATTCCTGCAGGCGAACCGTGACAGCTACACGGGCGTTCGGGCGTTCTATTACGACGTCAACAGTGCTGAGAAAAAGGAGGCAATCTCTGGAGGCGGCGACAACATCAAGGATTTGCGTCATTCCTACACGGATCAGCAGAGCGCTCTGGTGGCTGCCCGGGCCGAGTGGAACAAGCTGCAGCGTGGAAGCGCAACGCTCAGTTACTCGCTGGCGCGCGGCCGTCCAGACCTCACACCAGAGCTCACCTATTCGCTGATCGGCATCAAGCAGGAAATAGCGGACGTGATCTGGCTCGGTGGCAACGTGAAACACAGCTTTACGTCTGATTCGTTCACCACAAGCCTCGAGCTCGAGTCGATGCTTCCCGATGGAGACGAAGTAGCGGAATTGGCGGATGACACCGGCGACTACACCGGAGTTGTGGCGTGGTACCGAGACGAAAAAAGCGGTCAGCAGCAGAAGCTGAGCGAGGGCGATCAGAACAAACCTAAGCGACTGACCCACCTATATGAAAGCAAGGCCTCAGCACAACGGGCAGCGGATAGGGAGTACAAAAGGCTGCAAGCCAAGAATGGGACAGATGCCCCAGGCACTCCGACATGAACAGCCGGAGTGCGGTGAACGGGGTAGAGGTCAATCCGTTTGAGCCATCATCTCCGCAATGCGATGAATATGTTCCTGATCGCTCCGCGACATCTTCCGGTACAAGCTCAACAAAATGCACTCCAGCTGCGTCAGCTGAGAGGCGAAACACTCCCCGTCCCGAACGTCCTGTTCAAGCTGCTCCAAAACGCCTCGATCCAACATGCTCACTACTCCTAAAAGGCGCAGAGGATCGTCTAAATCAAGACCTTCTGAAGCCCCAAGTGAACACATTTTCGTCCGATTGCGCGGCCTGGTCCTGCGTAAGGTCACTCCAATGGAAGGTTACCTTGCGACTTCTTTGCAGCCGCTTCTGCCAAGCCTGTAGCGACTCGGTGCACCACAATCTGGTCGCTTGGACTCAGCGAGCGGAAGCAGTTCAAAACCTCATTTTCGACAGTAGTTTGCGTTCCAGCCACCGTGTCTCGCCGGCCGAAAAGAACATACATCACGTCCACGCCAATCCTCGAAATTGCCAACAGGTAAGCCGTGTCCGGCCTCTGTCGATCGTTCTCGTAATTGCCTTGGGAGTTCCGTTTCACACCGCCTATATCTGCGAAATCGTTTTGATTGATTCCAAGCCGGTCGCGCTCTTCCCGGAGCCGCTCGCCCAAAGTTTTTTCCAAGGATTCTCCGGTTACACAAATTTTTGGCATGCACCGCTTTACACAGCCAAATTCTTGGGCATAATGATGGCACACACAACACGATTGAACACACATGAACACTATGCCCGTCCTCCTTACAGCCGAGCAAGCCCGCGCAGAACTTGACCGCAACGGGATAACCATTGCGCATTTCTGCCGCGAACACGGCCTGAACAAAAATTTGGTCAGCGATTTGTTGAACGGTCGCAAGAAGGGCGTGCGAGGCGAGGCCCGACGTGCAGCTGTGCTTCTAAAAATCAAAGACGGTGTGATTCCAAATTAATGGCATTAGGCCAGGCGAGAAACCAGAAGATGAAACGCACCGTTCTAGAAACTCGCAGGCAGGTCGTAAGCGCAGTGATTTGCGCGTACCCGGGGGGACGTGATTGCGCCGCTCCGCGCTTGGGTATGTCGGTGAAAAAGTTCGACAACCATGCCTATGAGAACGCGGGCAGCCGACCGCTTACTGACGAGCAGATCTGCCTCTTGGAGTCGCAGACCGGGACCACTCACCTTCCTGACTTCGTCTGCAACCTGTACGGCGGAGTGTTCGTTCCGGTTGCTGAAGCCGAGCAATTGGACAACCTCGACCTGTATGCGCGCTCGATCAATACAGCGGTAAAGCGTGGCCTCGTCGACGCGATCATTTCCAAAGCACTCCAGGACGGCGTCATCGACGACGACGAAGTGCAGGCCATTCTTGCGGCGCACCGTGCGCACGTAGCAGCCAGACACGAAGAGATCACTGCCGTGATCGTTCTGCATCGGGAAAACCCGGGCAGCTAGGAATCGAAATAGGCGCTGGAAGCGTCGCCATTTTTCGGCATCAGCCGAGGGCCGCGATTAGCGGCGGGGAGAAAAAAGTGAGCACTTATAAGCTGGTATGTCCGCACTGCCGGGAGCGAATGCGCATCCGGACCAGCGAGGGCACGCATATCTTTTTGCGTATTGCCTACCTGCAATGCATCAACGAGGCCTGCGGTTGGTCGGTCCGGGCTCAGTTTGAAATGACTCACGAAATGAGCCCATCAGGTATGCCTAACCCGGCTGTCTGTTTGCCAGTGGCTCCCGTCGCTATTCGCCGGCAGGCAATGAAAAAGGAAGGCGAGCAGCAAATGGATCTACTTGGACTGGAGACGGCCTGATGAACACATTAATCAGCGAGCAAAATCCCGAGCGCGAGTATCGCGCCGCCATGCAAGACGCCGCGCTTTGCTACATGCAGCGCCACCAAGCAGAGCACCTTGGCAACGATCAACAGCTATTTACCCGTACGGTCACCCACCTGCAGACCACACTGGATGTACCCAACTTTCTTGCCGAGACCCTGACGGGCTTGGCTTACGGAGAACTGCGCGCCGGCGCTGGCCAGCGACGCCTTGATCTGAAAAACAGCAGTGAATCGGTTGCAGTCTTTGCCGATCCAGCCAGCGGCAAATCTTACGCCGTCCCCGTCGCACTGATCTTCCAGTACCTGGTCGAGGCCTCGGAGCCCCGACCGAAAACCCTCAGCAACTGACCGAATCGCTCCACCGTTTGCGTGTGGGTTTGGGTGAATTGCGCCCGAAATCAGGGAAAAAGCCATGAGCACAGCACTTTCCATACAGATGAGCCTGAGCGAAAGCCTCGCCGAAGCCTTGTTACAGGAGCTCCGCGAGCGGCTGCGACTGGGCATTCAGGAGCACTGGTATTCGGATCAGTTTCGCTGCGTTCCTGATGGTCTGCGCACCAGCGCCATCCTCTCGGCCTACCCCGCACTGGCGGCTCAAAAGACAACTCTCGGCGCCCTCCGGGTCGCCATCAGAAAGCAGGCATGAAGATGGAAGATAAAATCCGGGCCGACGTATTGACCCGACTTGAGTTCGATTACGGCCTGAAACGCCGGGTCGGCACCGATTTCATGCGAGGTGGCACTTGCCCGGCCTGCAACAAGAAAGAGCTGTACACCAGCTTCGCAAACCCGTTCTTCATCAAGTGCGGCCGAGAGAGCAAATGTGGTCAGCAGTGGCACGTCAAAGAGTTGTATGCCGATCTGTTTGATGACTGGAGCAAACGTGCGCCGGCAACAGATGATCAACCGACCGCAAGCGCCCGCGCCTACATGGAGTTCGCTCGCGGATTCAAGATTGATCTGGTGGCGGGTCTGTTCACCCAGGAGAACTACTTCGATCGCGTTTTGAATATCGGCTCGGCCACAGTGCGGTTTGCGCTCGAGCACGGCGGGTATTGGGAACGCTTGATCGACCAGCCTCAGCGCTTCGGTAAGAAGAAGGCACGCTTTAAGCCGGGCGAATCATACAAAGGCTATTGGTGGTGCTCCCCCTACGTCGACCTCACTCAAACCTCTGAACTGTGGATCGTTGAGGGAATCTTCGACGCGATCGCTCTGCAGCACAACGAGATCGACGCGGTAGCGGCGATGTCGTCAAACGCCTTTCCCGAGGCCTCGCTGAAAGCGCTTGCTGCTGACCGGGCCGGCAACTTGCCAAGATTGGTCTGGGCTCTGGACAACGAGCCTGGCGCGCACCGCTACACGCGTAAATGGGTCGTCATGGCTAGAGCCATGGGCTTTGAATGCACCGCTGCGCAGATACCGCAGCGCGACGCGCGGAAAGTGGATTGGAACGACCTGCATCAGCGATGGGCCTTTATTGGTGACGAAACCGAACGACGCAAGCGCACAGAAGCGGATCTGAACGAGGCTCGCCACCATGGCGCCCTGCTGATTGCTGAAAGCGCCTCAGAGAAAGCGCTGCTGATGTACAACTGGCGCGAGCGCGAAGAATTCCACTTCGGGTTTGAGTCTCGCCTGTACTGGTGGAAGCTGGACATCAGCAAGTTCAACAACGCCATGCAGGCGCTGGAAACGAGCGAGAACCACGAAGAGCAGCAGCTGAACAACAAGGCCATGCGTGAAAAAGCGCTGCGTATGTCCGGCTGCGTGGTTGAGATCGCCAACTGCTACCCCCAGGCGCTGTACTTCCAGCGCAATGAGATCACAGACGAATCCTGGTATTTCTTCCGCGTCGACTTCCCCCACGACGGCGGCTCAGTGAAGAACACTTTCACCGGTGGCCAGGTCGCGGCCGCGAGCGAATTCAAGAAGCGACTGCTCGGCATGGCCGCCGGTGCAGTGTTCACCGGCAGCGGCCAACAGCTCGACAAAATCATGAAGGACCAACTGTTCGCGATCAAAACGGTTCAGACGATCGACTTTGTTGGGTACAGCAAGGAGTACGCCTGCTACGTGTACGGCGACCTCGCCGTAAAAGATGGACAGGTGGTCGACGTCAATGACGAAGAGTTCTTCGAGTTCGGCAAGCTGCGCCTGAAAACCCTGCAACGTGCGGTGCCGGTGCGGATCCAGCGCGACCCGAAGGAATACAGCGACGAATGGGCGAAACTGCTGTGGACATGCTTTGGAGCACAGGGCGTTGTCGCTCTGACCTTCTGGTTCGGCTCGCTGTTCGCCGAGCAGATCCGCGCTCGCTACCAGTCCTTTCCCTTCCTGGAAGCCACCGGCGAGGCAGGGGCTGGTAAAACCACTCTGCTCAACCTTCTTTGGAAGTTGCTCGGCCGCGCCGGCTACGAAGGATTCGACCCGTCGAAATCCACCAAAGCCGGCCGCAGCCGGTTGATGGGCCAAGTATCCGGCATGCCTGTGGTGCTGCTTGAGTCGGATCGGAGCGGTGACGACAAATCCCACGCTAAAAACTTTGAATGGGACGAGCTGAAGGACTATTTCGGCGGCGGCACTCTGGCGACCAAAGGCGTGAAGACCGCCGGCAACGAAACCTACGAGCCACCGTTCAGAGGCACGATCGCCATCAGCCAGAACGCGCCCGTGATTGCGTCCGAAGCCATCATGACGCGTATCGTGAAACTGCATTTTGTGCGGCCGAACGTGACACCCGAGAGCCGAGCGGCAGCTGATCGTCTGACGGCCTTAGATGGCTCCAAGTTGAGCTACTTCCTGCTGCAGGCGGTGAAGCGCGAGAGCGACGTCATGTCCACCCTTGCCGACAAGATCCCGGCCCACGAAGCGCGCCTGCGCCGGCTACACACCCACTGCGTCAGCTGCGACAACGAATACCCAGCGAATAACGAAAAAGCGGCATGCCAGCACTGTGGCAATCAGTTGAGAGGCTACATCCGCGTTGAGCGCATCGTAAAAAACCATGCACAGCTGCTCGCCCTGGTGGACTGCATTCGCTCGCTGGTACCGCTGACCGACGCCCAGATCAGCGCAACCCAGCGCTGCATTGTCTCGATGGCCATCGAGCGCCAGAGCTCAATCAGCGCAGACCATCCGGTTGTCGCGGAATTCTGGGAAGTCTACGAGTACCTGCAAGGGCTTGATGCCGACGGGCCGGTGGTCAATCACAGCAAGAAAGACAACGTCATCGCTATCAACCTCAACGAGTTCGTAGAGCGCGCCGCAGAACACCGCCAAAAGCTGGCCGACGTCAGCGAATTGCGCGATCGCCTGAAGGAATCCCGCTGCCGCAAATTTCTGGAATCGAACAAAGCCGTCGACAGCGCGGTGCGCGCCTACCAGGCCACGCGCAATAACAACACGATCACCAAGTCACCCACGGTCAAGTGCTGGATGTTTCAGGCGTAGGGCTGCAACCCGCGTCGACAGCCAGGAAGGAGAGAACCATGCAGATTCAAATCGTCGCCGGCACTGATCGTAGTGATACGCAAAGCCTGCAGGATCGCATCACCCAGCTGCTCAACGAGCTTGGGAACACGGTGCAGGCAGAAGCCTACGGTGCGAACGGATTGGTCGACATTTTGGAGGTACGGGCTACCGATGGTCAGCGCGAGATCTTGGTGCTGAATTGCTCCCGACTGCAAATCCAAGCGGTTTTGGACTGGCAGTCATGTAGCGAAGACACGAACGAATTCGAAGACCTGGTGCTGCACCTGGTGCGATCGCCAGACAGCTACCAATAACGCCGGCTGCAACCGGCAACTACTGAAAGGAGAAAACCATGCAGCGCACGAACGAAACAGCCCAACCGGCCGGAAAGGCAATCATAAACAGCCTGCTCAGCATCACGGCAACCGCAGCACTGATCACCATTACCGCCTTGCAGATACCTGACGTACTGATCTGGCTCGCCAGCTAAGAAAAGAAATGGCGCCGAGGGGCTGCAACCCCTCGGCACCGACTACCCCAAGGAGAAGCACCATGCGAGCACGAAACCTGAGAGTTGTCCTGCAAAAGGCTAACACAGCGCAATTCAAACCCGGCGACAAGGTAAATCAGGTGATCACAGGGAAACGCGCTCGACGGCCCAAGCGCCACCACAAGCCTGGGATCGTTCTGCGTGTTTTTGGTAACTGCGTAATTGTGCGTTTCAAAAATGAAGTGAAAGGCGTTTACCCCAAGTGGAGATTGATGCTGGCTGTAGGAGGCAACAACCACCCATGCGCATTGCAGGGAGCTGCCAAATGACTCATGAAACCATCGCTCAACAGAGCCGGATCCGCCCTGCAATGGCGAGTAAGCGCCTGGATCTGCCCAGCATTTGCGATATCTGCGGCTTCGCTCGATCGACACGTCGACACCAGAGCTGCAGCAAGTTGAGGCAACAACGCAAAACGGAAGAATGGGCGGCCTTGATGGCGGAAAAAGCGGCTGCTCGAGCGACCCGGGAGAAACGATATGCGCGCTAGCAAACTGAGCGCTTTGGCTGAAGCGGCTCTTGAAAATGCCCGCGCTCGAACATCGGGCCCCGGCCACGCTACTAAATCGCAGCGAAGGATTTGGACAGATCAGGAAGAGATCGATCTTGGACGGCTTTACCCGGACACGCCGATGCCAAACCTGATGGAGTACTTCCAACGGCCGGATCATGCCATTTACGGAAAGGCCGCGAGCATGGGCCTGAAGCGGAGCGACAATTATCTGGCGAGTGAGCACGCCTGCCGGCTACGGCGAAACAGCGATGCTGGCGCAGCCTTCAGGTTTCAGAAAGGCTTCACCCCGTGGAATAAGGGGATGAAGGGCTTGCAAGCTGGCGGCCGTGCAGCTGAAACCCAGTTTAAAAAAGGGTCGAAGCCTGGCAACTGGCTTCCAGTCGGCAGTACGCGTCGCAGCAAGGATGGGTATTTGCAAAGGAAGATCACAGACACCGGATATCCGCCCCGAGACTGGGTGGCACTGCACACCCTGCTATGGGAGGAGCAGCGCGGGCCGGTGCCGCCCGGGCATTGCCTGTCTTTCAAGGACGGCAATAAGGACAACATCGAGCTCGATAACCTTGAGCTGATCACCAGGGCAGAGCGAATGCGGCGCAACACAATCCATAGGTATCCGCCGGAACTCAAGGAAACCATCCGCCTGCTGAGCAAACTCAAGCGCACTATCGAGACTACCGATGAAAAATAAAATGACTGACCTGCGTGACCATCTTTTTGCCACGCTGGAAGCACTTCAGGACGAAAGCAAACCGATGGACATCGATCGGGCCAAAGCGATAGCCGAAGTGGGCAAGGTGCTTGTTGACTCAGCAAAAGTGGAGGTGCTGTACCTCAAGGTGATGGATGGCGAGGGCCAAAGCACTGGATTCATCGAGTCGCAAAAAACTCTGCCGTTGATCAACGGACGGTGAGCCTAGCATTTAGCTCGGCAAGTTCTAATAACTCCAGCCCCGGCAGCGGTACTACACTTGCCGGGGTGCCTCAAACGCTCGAGGACAAACTATGAACTCCCGATCGGACAACGTCCTGGTATTCACCGACCTGCAGCGCATAACCGGTTATCAACGCCGTTCCGATGTCGAGCGATCGTTGATCGACCAAGGCGTTCGCGTGTTCCGTGGCCGCACCGGGCCGTGGACCACGTTGGACCTTATCAACCAGGCTGCCGGCATCAAGCCAGCCGCACCAGATCGATACGACGCCGATATCCTATGAGGAAAGCACGGAAGCGGAAGCACAATCCGCATATTCCCGCCCATATCGACCAGGCCGCTCTCCCAGCGGCCGTTTACTTTGATCACCGCAAAGGTCGGGTCTGGTACACGTTGCACTATGACGAAACGGGAAAACAACGCCGGCGCAACATCGCGCCGGCGGACGTTTCGCTGGCCGAGCTGCACCGGATCATGGACGAGGCATCCAACGTCGACCGTGGCACGCTTCGCTACGTTTGCAGCCAGTTTCACGAGAGTGATCGTTATAAGAAGCTCAGCCCGAAAACCCACGATGACTACTGCTACTCGCGTGATGTTCTGCTGACCCTGCCCACAAAGCTGGGAAAGCCGCTGGGAGACTTGGCGGTACGCAAGTTCACTTCTGCCCTGGTGCAGCGCATCGTCGATCGGCTCGCAGACGAGGGGACTCCATCGAAGGCTGCGCACGCTCTCCGCTACTTGCGGCGCGTACTGCAGTGGGGTCGCAACCGGGGTTTTCTGGATGTGAATCCCGCGCTGGGCATCGAAGCCCCTGTCGAACGAAAACAGCGTCGCCTGCCAAATCATCAAGTCATGGATACGCTTATTGATCGAGCAATTGCCCGAGGCTTGCTGATCAGGGGCGAAAAAGGCGGCTGTCCGGAGTACCTCGGCTACGTGATGGAGCTGGCATATCTCTGCAGACTACGCGGAATCGAAGTGGTCACTCTGACCGATGCGAACGAGCTGGAGAGTGGCATTCTCACCAACCGCCGCAAAGGCAGCCGTGACAACATCGTTCGCTGGACACCTCGACTGCGCAAAGCCTGGGATCACGCCAAAGCCTATCGAGCCAAGGTCTGGGCCAAACGCAAAACGGCGATACCGATCGCACCGTCACGACGGCCCATCATCGTGGCCAGTCACGGCGGGCCGCTACGCAAGTCGAGCTTGGACACGGCGTGGCAAAGATTTATCACGCTGGCTTTGGCAGACGAGATCATCACGCCCGAGCAACGGTTTGCACTTCACGACTTGAAACGACGTGGCATCACCGACACGGCAGGTACGCGAGCGGATAAACAGGAGGCGAGCGGCCACCGCGACCCGAAGATGATGGACGTCTACGACCACAGCGTGCCGACCGTTTCCCCTTCAGCAGAGTGAGCAAACCGGACGTAACAAGCGACACAGGGCCCGCTATTCACGCGGGCCTTGGCGTATCTGGACGTAACAAGGAATCGCGTAAGTGCTTGATTTCTATGCTTGAAGCACCTTCCTTGTAATCAGTAGGTCCCGGGTTCGATTCCTGGTGCCGGCACCATACAAAACAAAGCCCCTGCAGAAATGCAGGGGCTTTGTTGTTTCTGGAGTGTCCACATTTCGTCCACATCTCCGATCATCGGCAACCGCGAGCCGATTCTAATCGGAAGACTCCATGGACGATCGCGCCTCAGGCTGGATGCAGATCCCGCAACGCTTCCGGATACTGGCTAGCAACACGTAACAATGTCTGTGCCGCACTTGTCGGCTGCCTTCGACCCTGCTTCCAATCCTGCAACATCCTGCACCTCATCGGCCGCCGAGAGTGGCACCTCTGTCACAAGAGCTGCGTTTCCCGCCTTCATTTGACGGACAGAGTCCAGCAAGTCCTGCTGGAATTGCTCCAGTTCATTGACCAT